TTGGTTGCCGTCACCAGGGCGCCGATGCTCGCCTGATGCAGGTTGGTTGCGATGACCAATTTATCCACATCCACGTTCAGATTATTGGTCGCGACGATCAGCGCATCCACATTCACGGTTAGCGTATTGGTTGCTGTCACCAGGGCGCCGATGCTCGCCTGATGCAGGTTGGTCGCGATGATCAGCGCATCCACGTTGGCAGTGAGCGTGTTGGTCGCGACCTGAAGTTGTGCCGTGCCGTTCGTGGCTGCCTCGAGAATCGCGATCAGGTTGGTATAATAGTGCGTGACATTCGTGTCCCCGGCAGATCGGATGAATTTTCCGGTCACCCCATCAAACACTGCCACCTCTCCATCCGCAACCGTGCCCTTAGTCTGAACTGTGGCATTATGCTGCGCGGATGCTGTACTCGCGAACAGCATCCAGCCGGCCAGGATGGAAAGGTGCCGGGTCATAGCGACAGGGGTTCGCAATGAATGATCGCGGTCCCACTCCCGGTATGCTCAATGAATTTCGTAGCGGCAAACAGTGGTTTCGCCCAGACACGCTCGGAATTCGCGGTCAGGATTCCACCGTTGCCACCGGTAGCCGGATCGACACCGTCATGGGTGTACATCACCGATGCCGTCTTGACGCATATTTTAACATGCGTAACCAGGTCCCCGAAAGTTGCGCCTTGAACCACGGTCCCACTGACCGTGAGTTCCTCGGCAACCTCACTAGAACCCGTGGACTTGAGTTGATTCTCAAGGTTAACAACCAATGAATTACTCATCTGTTTATCTCCTTAGTCTCTCGTTCAAAACCCTTTAGTGGGATCCCGCAAGAAATCCCTATTTTCAGCCTCAAACTTGCGCTGGGCGCGTAGATTATCCGCAGGCGTATTAAGAACCCCGCTTTTTTTATGGGCCTGAATTTCAAGAGGAAGCTCCCAGGGATCGGGATGCGGAACAAAAATCCCAGTCCCTTCCCACTCATCCACAGGTTCCTTTTTCTTTGCGGGGGTAGCCGCCGGGGTGTTGGTAACTATCGGCGCTCCATACGGCTCGGCTTTCTCACCGTTATAGCCTTCGGTCACCGGATCCAGAAAGGGGGTAAACCCAGTAGCCTCTTGCCGGCGGCTCGTCTTCCTCCTAAGATGTTCTGCGTAACTACCTCCACCACCCGCATAGCCCGGTCCCGGTGCAGTCGGGTCGCCACGTTGACTTTTCTTCCCGTTCTTCCCATTTACCAACTTCTTTCTTCGTACATGTCTAGGCACATCGCACCTTCTTTCTTGGTTGTTTATTCTTTCGCTTCTTCTTCATCGCGGACTTATGTTCCTTCAGCGCCTTGGCCCGCGCCTTACCCGTCTTGCCTATGTAATGTTTCGGCATCGCTCTCCTTTATTCGGCTTCCAGCGGCAATGCTTCGCGACCACCCTGGCGCCCGATATCCGCATTCTCTCCGTACTGCTCGGCCAACTGCTGCAACCTTTCCAGGCGCGACTGAAGAATTGCGGTACGGTCCTGGGCCAGGCCCTCAAATATCTTCGGGTTCTGCTGCTGGATCGCCTGGTAATGCTCGATGCGCAACTGGTAATTGATGCTACCGTCATCCGCAAGTTCAGGTTCCTCGCCACCCAGGATGGTTTGATACGCTTTCCGTTCGTCATCGATTTCAGTCTCCCGGGATTTCTCGACATTGCGGATTGCACTCTGTGCAAGCTCGGGCTGCAGTCTCCAGAACAGGTTGGCAATAACGGGTGACGGGTCGATGGTCTTCTCGCGATCCATCGGCATGAGGACATTCATTATGGTTTCTCCCACGAGCTTGAGATATTCGGGATCGAAGTCCCTGGGATCGAATGTTAATCGGATATCGTATTGCCCCTGGATCTCGTCTCGAGTCCGCGCCACCGGGTTGCCCTCGTCGTCCGTAATCCGTACCAGGGTTTCCTCGGGGATGTATTGCTGGATCAACTGCAGCATCTGCATATGAACTTCTTTCAGGTTCGCCAACCACCACATCACCTTGAATTCCCGGTGTATATTGACCAGGTCGGCGGACACCTCATCACCCGGGCGGCCGTGGTACTCATCGATCTGCCGGCGAATCTCCTTCATCATCTCATCCACCTGGGCGGGATATTGCGGGGGAGACAACCACTGGAAATCGCCCTCCCGTTTAGCCTGCAGCTCGGCCAGGGGTTCGATGTATAAGGCACCCTGATTCTTGCGGCCGCGTGTCACCATCGGTGGAACCGCAGTGAGCTGTGCATTATCCCCGAAACTGTCGGAGTACATCTTGAGAAGATCCTGGTGCGATCCCGCTAACTCGGCAATGCCCCGGCTGTCCATCAGCCGGCTGTCCAGGACCTCACGCTGGAATGCGTGACAGGGATAATTGCCGTGTGCGTAGTCGAGCACTCGCGCATCGGTTGCCGCGACCTCGATATCCGCGTGGAATGTCACATAGTAAATCCCGACCACTCCGTCCTCGTTGCTGTCCCTCCAGTAGGCAGTCACAACCTGATACATTTCGCGGGATGCATCCATGTTCTGATTGACCAGGTTGCCGTTCTTGTCGCGGACTTTTTGCGAGAACGTCACCACCCCGGCCTGGCCTCTTTCGTCTTCCTTGCCGATTAAATCCTCCACGAATGTATCGGACCATCCGAATTCAATTTGCCTCTGCAGGACTTCGGTTCTGGTCAACCAATCGGGTTCAAAATAGACCCTGGTCCGTTGGAATTCTATCGTGCTCGAGGGTATGAAACAGTCCTCGTACAGGCGTTTCGCATTCAGCTCGAGACCGTTGTATTTCAGGTATGGCGCCGGGAATCTAGCGGACCCTTCTTCCCGCAATCCCTTGATGACTTTCCGCGCACGTTTCGTTTTAACATACGGGAAGAAATTCTGGAGGATCTCGATCAATGCATCTTCACCGTATGCATCATCAGCCAGGATCTCGAGGAATTGCTCCGCAGCAACTGATGCCTCTTGCTCCAGGTCTTCCTGGCTCACATCCTCGGCGCCCCTGGCAAATCCATCCATGACGACCTGCAGGTACAGGTCCATCAATTCCTGGGCCGTCAGGGTTTTCATCTCGAGTTGGGTCTCCTGTCGCCAGGTCACCCCCATCACTCCCACGGCCGGTGAATCCCCGAAGGTATATTGCGCGAGTTTGATCAGCTCACGCATGTATCGATATCCAAGCTGCGTATCGCGGACCCAGCGGAACACGGTCTCCATCCGTGAGACTGCGGCCACATCATTTTCCCCAACCCCCACCATGCTGATTCGCGCTCGCATCGATGCCAGGACAACCAGCATCATGTCCTCGTTAATCAACATGTCGGTGATGCGGTGACGGCCGTCTACCGCGCCCTCGAAGGGCATCACCGGCTCATCGTTATTCTCGTCGGCATGCTTCCTGCCGTCCGAACTCTGGCCGGCCCAGATGCACAACCGGGTATTCCACGAGTCGATTCGATTGTCCCACAACCCGCTTTCCCCACCAGCCACGATCTCATCAACTTCACCCTTCAGCCACCCCAGGAGTTTGTCATCGACTGCCTGGTCGCCACCATCTCCCTGCACCCCATCGTCCCGCGTTTTCTTTAGTTTGGCCATTAACTGCTTGCGCTTCCTACCACCCTCAAGACGGGTGTGGGTGAGCTGCTCCAAACGACCCTTCGGCGTAATCCCTGGAGGTCAGTCTTGCGGTCCTGCAGATTCGCCAGTGCCCTGTCCGCGATAGCGTTCTCGCGGCCGGCCACCTCTGCGTCCTCCTGAATCTGGTCGGCATTGGTCGCATGTTTGATGAACGTGATGAACATATCGGGAAATTGAGTCGGCTCCCAGTAGGCAGTTTGCTGATCCGGTGTCTTGCCGGTGGATGAGGCAATCGCCGTATAGCTGTCACCAGCCGAGGACAGGTACGCAGTGTCACCGACTGCGTATGCCGTGGTTGCGTCCCAGTCGGTCCAGGAATAGGTCCGCGCCGGCGGCAGGAACTTGATCCACGGTTTCAGGGGCGCCGTGGTCGTCCTGACGATGATGTTAGATCCCAGGATCCCGATATCCGACAACGGTTGCGTGTCGCGATATATCCTGGGGTCCCGGTCAAATACGGATCCGGACACATCTATGTAGCCAATCTTCGATTCACCGGACTGCGTGAAACTGATCGACCGCACAAATCCATCACCCACAACGGACCAGAACGTGGTCTCGGTATCCGGTTGCTTGTTCGTGTTATCGGCCAGGCTACTCGCAACATAATATGACCCTTCGCCATCTGAGTCCTCGTAGTAAACTTCGTCGTTTTCGCTGTAGAGAAGGGTTGCGTCCCAGGACGCACGGTACTGCCGTTGCTCGACCAGCATTAACTCATCCCAGAAATCGTGCGTCCAAGCCTCGATCATGCGGTCATTCACCAACTCGGCAACGACCGTTTTGTCCCGGGCGCTCAAGTCGGCCGTATCGGGATCATAATTACGCAACCTGACAATCGACTCAAATACACGCTTTATTGGTATATCAGCCAACTTTCAACTCCGTCTTGGTGCCGTCAGAGTGGAATATCGTGCGTGAGATCACGCGGCCATATCGATTGCTGAGTTTGCGCACCGTGGGGATGCAACTATCCGGACTGGGATCGGTCCAGGGGCACCGGCGCCGTTGGTCGTCCCAGTACCCGTCCGCATCTTTCGTCAACACCTCGGGCCCCTCATTTGTGACGGCCGCCATGACGGCCTTCAAACTGACCTGCATGCGGTGGCGCCCGGTGCGGCCAATGCGGCCGGCAGCCGGCCGCGACGATGCTTGCTCCTGATCTAGGAGCATTTCCTTGTGCAGTTCAGCCTTGGAATAGCCGGCACGATCCGCGAGCAAACGCTTTGCGCCCTGGATCGCTTCCCTCGCTTCTCTGTCTGTACAACCCATTCCAGTCCATAAAGGGGTGGGGACTCGGCCGCCCAGCAATAAGCGGCCGGTCCCCGGAGGGAGGGACTATCGTATAGGAGACCTAGCGCCTCGTAGAGTCCCAGATTTCTATGTAGAACCGCACTTCACCAGCCGTGTTAGACGACAGCATCTCCTCGTTGGAGGGAGTGAAGATGAAGTCAATCGTGTCGTCGGACGTATACACCTTCGTGCCTTCCGTCTGGCTGATCGTGACGTTCGTGACGGCATTATAATTGGTGCTTCCTGACGACAGGTTGATGGTGTTCAACGACAACGTCTGGAATCCAGACCGGCCGTATTTCAGGAACACTTCCGTGCTGTCCGATGCCAACTCGGTCGAGGTCAGGAACAGATCGGCATCCGTTCCGTCACCCACCACAACCCCTACACTCGTCGTCCACAAGGCACTCGAGCCCGTTTCAAACGCTGTCGGCAACGTCATGGCAACAACCCTGAAGCCCTGCTTCGCCAGGATGTTGACCGTGTTCGTTTCGGCTGTGTTGGTCGAGGCAACATTGAAGTCACCGTACTTGAGGGTGTAGACCCAGTTCGCACTGGTGTCTGCCTTCTCCTGCTCGGTGAGTTGCTTCATCGTCTGGGCCTGGGCAATCGAACCCACCAGAAGTGCAGCCACGAGAATAACTGTTTGTATCGCTTTTCGCATTTTCGTTTCTCCGTAGTTCTCGATTAGCTGTTTGATTCGACCATGTTCTGGCCGAGCGGATTCAGGCACTTCAGGATGTAGACCGCATCGTGATAGCCCCTGGGGCCACCAGATTTGGGTGGCTCGATGTAACTCGCCGGGCTCTGCAGGAATGAAATCTCCCACATCGAGAGGTCCACGAAGAGTCCACTACGGGGAGTGTAGTCCGTGTTGCTGCCGTCCGAATTAGAACAACGCAGGAACCAGCTCGGGATCGTGCGGACCATCCCCGAGTCGAACTCGAAGAAATCCACAATCCGCATCAACTTCTTTTCAGACTGGTTGATGTTGAAACTCTGCAGGTTCTGATTCGTCGCACTGACGGTCGTGTCACGTTGCGCCCAGGTAGACATCTGAGTCTTCAGCTTGATCCCCACATACCCGGTCAGGTCTACCGGGGCTTTCTTCTGGGTCGCTGATTCCTCGAGCATCGTCTCCATGTTCGTCGGCAGAAACGCGGCGAGTGCGCCACTGTAATGCGCGGCGGCAGCCGGCCGGTAACTCTCCGGTACAGGCTTGGTGGACTGAGCGGCCGTCTGCAGCCAGCTAAAGGCGCCCCGGGACTTGTACGCTACCGTGGGCAGCGACTCGACCGTGGTGTCATCCGTGCTGAGGAGCTGACGCTCGATCTGCTGCGCGAACAGGAGACTGTCATCTGCGACCTGCTTTGCGCGCTCGGCCTTGCCCACACCGGCGGCGTAGGTCAGGTTGGCGATCTTGGTGACCATCCAGCCGTCCGACATCATCCACATCCCGTAACTCTCGCACGGATCGCGGTTGGTCGCACTGAAGGTGGCCTTGTCGGTTCCGTCCAGCGTGCCACTGAATGCCCTGGTGGGGTACTTCTGCAAGGGCCAGGTCGAAAGCATCTGCTTCGGTTCCGAGCCACGCGGCAGCAGTCGCGAGAACGGGGTTATTTCAGACTCTGCAATAAATATCGTATCGCCCAACTCGGCAATCCGTAATGCAGACGGTTTATCACTGTCGTATAATCCAGCCATACTGGTTAATCCTTTCGGTTATATTACATTGGCGAGCTGTTCTGTGAGTGCCCGTTTAACAGCTCCCTCGTCATCGGAATTATTGGCATCGTGAATTTTCTGCTGGCTGAACTCAGCGGTTGCATTGGGTTTGGCGCTGATGGGTGGAGATGCGTCCGCGTGGACTTTCGCCGGAACTTTCGGTGCGGCCCTGGGAGATGCGGATTTAGATTTAGCCCGGCCCGGCTTGGCCGATAACTTTCGGCCGGCGAGTCGGTCATCTTCCGCTCCCTGGGTGGCGCGAGTGCGGATGCTCTCTGCTTCGGCCTCGACTCGGGAATGGTTCCGGCTAACAATGTCATACCGGTCACGGATATACTCCACCGTGTATTCCTTTCCGTCCGGATCCACATAGGAATCCGTGTCGAAGATGTGGGCATAGAGAAACTTTCTCTGTTCATCCAGGTTGCTCTCTTTGGTCAGAACATCAAGTTCAGCGGGGGATACATAATCGGGATGGACTCCCAGATTAGTTGCAAGTTGCCTCGACTCACTCGACTCGACTTCACCTTGGAGACGGGTGTTCTCAGCTTCCGCATCGCTAACTTTCTGTTCAGCCTCGGCCGCCGCTTCCTCGGCCGCTTTACGCCGGGCCGTGGATTTGGCGATTTTCCGGTTTATTTTCTCCTGGACATCGGCTCCCAGACCGTCAACCTCCCCATCGGCAATTTGATCAGGATCTGATTCCTCATCTTCCTCGCCGGGATCGGCCTCATTATCTGGACCTTCAGCCGCATCCAGCTCGGGATCAGACTCGGCTGCCGGCTCATCGGCCGACTCCGAAGTAGGATCTGGACCTGGATCCGTGTCCGCATCTAGCACTTCCAACCCCGCAGTCAAACGACTTTTAACCGCCGAAGTAGCGGCTCAAGGCACTCACATGTCTTGAATCCGGATCGGAATACACCCAAAGGAAAGGGCCGGTCAAATGACCGGCCCTCTTAATGCACCTTAATGCACCTTAATGATGCTAGATTCTCACCGGTTCGACACCCGGTTAGCCTGTTCAACCAGCTTCAGAATCTCATCCTCGTAATCCCGCATGTACTTCATGCCGCCGGCATGGAATGCCCGTTCGTCGGCCGGCATTGCAGGGGTTGAGGCTTGCTCCCTTGCGCCCTCACCAGTCGCCCGGGCAGTACACAGTATACCGGTCAAGAGGGGGTTGTCCTCCGGAACCATGAAACACTCGAGGAGTTTATCGGAATCCTCGATAACGTAATCACCGACCACTCGTTTTCTGTTTTTTGGGTTAAATAGTTTCATTTTTACCGTTCAATCTGAATGCCTTGATGATCTCCGATCTCCTGTATTTTCCGCGTTTACGGCCGGGAAACAGATGCCTCTCGATGACACCCGCATTCACGGCCTTGATTAAATCCCGTTGCGTGATCCCGCTATCGGAGTTCACGATCTCGGCCTGGGCGAGGAATTCCTTACTGGGTAGACTCATGTCAATTTCACTATCACCTTCCTTCTTGGTCCCATCACTGCCGGCCGGCGCGGCCGGCTCTGGACCGAGGAACTGACGGATCGATTTCCCCGGCCGTAATGAAACCCGTGGCGCGGCTCGTAGGCATCCTCCTCGTTGTAATCGCATTCGGCCGTGAAGAAATATCGCACGTTGTCAATCGGATCCTTACAGGCGCCATCCCGTTCCACGTTCATCCAGTTCTCAAAACTGTATATCGTATTCGGGCAGTTTTCCCCGATATATAGCTTGGGTTTGTTGAAGAAACTCTGTTTATCAGCCCACTCGAAATCGAGCGCCGAATTGATTCGGGCCACCCCGTCATTGATATGGCTGCCGGGAGTCAGGTGTACATTCAGGCCCAGCTCGATTAGGTCCTCAAACAGCGTCACAGGCCGGTCATGTTCCACCCTGGGTGCGCTTGCGGCACGACTGTCCACATAACGGTCCTCGATTATCTCGAGTGCGCCACCATCATCCCAATCCATGATCAGGTCCTCCGAAGGATACAGATTGCCCTGGATCACCGGCAGTTCCGAGCCCCCATTTTCGTCCACCCATCTCATGTAATCACCCCACCGTTCCAGACGGGCCATCTCGAACATGTAGCGGATCAATCCGAACCCGAAACTCTCCTGGCCGCCACCCCGCTTACCATCGTTAATTCCCTCCTTCTTGCCGCTCGGGACCGACCAGGGGTCTGGCATACCCTCCCCGGGTATCTCGTCCGTTCCAGGCCATTCTCGATAGACGTAGGACGCTTCTGGAGTGGCACGGATCCAGGTGAGGAAGAAGTTCCTGTCCGATGCCGGATCGATGAAGCAGTAGTTTGTTCCCTCCTCCGGAATTGCGGCTGGATCCAGGACATGAACATCCCTGGAGAATTTGGGCAGGATCGTGGATCCGATCCGGTCGGCCTTGCCATACAACCGGATCCGGATGTTATCCGGACCCGTCAGTCTGGCGGCGCCGATGACATTCTTTGGGTTCCCGTATGGATTGTCACAGGCATGGAAATACACAACCGCACACCGGGGATCGACGCATCGTTCGACACGGGGCACCATCTCAAATTTGCGACCTTCGGGGATCGGTGGCTGCCCGGTACCACCCTCGAGCCATGCGATCACATCATCCGGCCGGCTCTGCGGCACGAGCGAGACACGCTTGTCACGCTCGGCGGCCACTATTTCTTTGTATTCATCTTCACTCAGACCGAGAACCAGGTGCTCCAGTGGATCCCCACGGTCCTTTGGCAGCATGAATGCGATTGACTTCTTTGTCTGGACACTCGAGTCGCGGAACATCTTGACCGCAGGGGTATATCCCCTTATCGGCGTGAAGGTAATGATCCCCTTCCCGTTCCGTGTCGTGAGCCGGAAGTGCAGGGTTTCCACCCAGTCGGCCGGGATCAGCTCATCCGGCAGCACCAGGTCTGGCTCAATCCCCTCCAGGCAAGTGTCCTTGTCCTGCATATAATTCTTGAACTCGCAGAAGGATGATACCGGGTTGATAAAGCTATTGTCGCTGAACCCAGTTTTTTCTTTATACTTGATGTAGGTCGTGGTGGTGGCCGCTTGCACTTTGTATTCCTGCGGCATGAATTTCCAGAACAGGGGTTGCTGCTCGGCCACACTCCTCGGGTTCGACATATGCAGCGGGAACACTCGTGAATCATTCACATAACTCAGGACCTGCTGTCCGCGTTTCGCGGAATATTCACTCTTGCTCGCCCGGTTGGCACCCATGATCAGCAGCATCGAGATCGGCGCCTGGAACCCCAGATGCTCCCGCATCTGAACCTTGAACTCGTTCCACCCTATTCCCAGCCTGGCATTCAGATCGTGCGTGAATCCCGCATCACAGCACCATTCATCGAAGTCCAGCAGGGCATCACACACATGCCAGATATGCGGCTCCCACCCGTTTCGGAAGGGGTCCGCTTTCTCCGCATCAATCACCTGGCGCCGGCGAGCCAGGAGTCGGCCGAGCGCCTCTTCCTGGGTGCTTTTACCCAGGTCGGCCTCGGCCAGGATCTGATCCAGGGACGGGGGTGGCAGTACCGGGTGCGACTGGATCTTGACCTGGAGCGGCATGCTAGTCTTCCTCTTCTGCCTTCTTCTCTTTGCGCTTGTGCTTCAAAATCTTCATGCGGTCAATGGCCTGGTCCAGGCTGTCGGCACCGGTCACCGGTTCGTACCCGGTACCTCCCTCGCCGGCCAGGAACTTTCGCCTATTGACCTCCATCATCTCGCGGATCTCCAGGACATGCAAATCACCACCGGCCACACATACAACTGCCCAGGTGGTGGATATAGCATTCATCTATAGGTCGAGTTCTTGTTGGGTGGCAGCATCACAATCAGGCTTCGTCCATTGTTCCGCGAATGCTTCCGCGATTCCTTGATAGGTCTCGCTTCTTCTCTTCGCACGGGTCGGAGAAGGGCCGAGTTTGTTCTGCCCACTCGGTGTCTGGTTGTCCCAATATCCGCGAATCGGGAGTGGCAGGACGCTGGTCGGGCGCAGTGGATCCAGCATGTGCAGCCATAGGCCGGTGCGCTTTGACTCTGGATGTCCGAACTGCCACGGCTGAATCCATTGCGTTGCTCTCATGGGCAACACACCGACCGGGTTCTCTAACGCGACCCTGCGCGAATGCCGCAAGCATTCCCACCACAGGTTCATTGTCCACTCAATTGCTTCGATCCGTTCAGCGTGGCGAGACATGCCCTTGCCGTAATGTGCATTGCCACTCACTGCCAGTGCGGTGCAGGGTGGGTGTGCCACGATCAGGTCCCATTGCCTCGAACGCACGAGATCGAGGCAATCACCCATCAGGTGGTGCGGCGAGTCGTCGTCGGACGGTTGCAGGTCACAACTCCATGCGTTGTGGCCGCGCCGCCGAAACGCCTCGCGGCTTCGTCCGCTCAACTCGCATGCTATGAGTATATTCACAATGGATCTAATTTCTTGTCCGTCCGTCCGTCCGTCCAGAAACACGCGATATTAAGCAATAAACATGCGGGTTTCCGCTATTACTCGGACATTTAATTTGTCCGAGCTTACACGAAATACTCACTCGATACTCACTTGCGCCCAGGACTCATCCACCTCCCACTGTGGATCCTTACTGGATGCTTCTGATCTACTACGATTCGCGTTCTGCAGTGACTTCACCTTGGTTTCCCAATCGCCGAAATCATCCCCTGTAGGCCCGACCGCAAGCTCGTTCTCGAACCGGAAATAGTGCGGCCTTAACCACCAGGTCGTGGCTCGCACATCTCCGTTCTTATGCTTCGCCAAAACGATTCTCGTCGGACGCAGTTTCCGCGTGGAGTCGGGCATCATCTGCTCCATCTGCTCGTTGATTTTCATGTCCTGGAATATCAGCACCACCTTGTGGGCATCCTGCTCGAGCGATCCGGAATCACGCAGGTCAGACAATTTCGGAGCACGTTCGCTCTTGTCCACTTCGCGTGAGAACTGGGACAGCACCAGGATCGGGATATCGAGTTCAAATGCCAGGGCTTTCAACATGCCGCTAATGTAGGTCGTGCGAGCATTCGCTTCCCACTGACTCCGTCCCATGTCGGATGCCTGTACTATCTGGATGTAGTCAACCGTCAACAGGTCGAGCCCGTGGCGCATGTGATGCATTCTGGCCCACGAGCAGATCATCCGGATGTCCCGCTCCTGGTCCGTGATATACATCGGGTATCCACCTATCTCGCGTGCCGCATTCTTTACGACATCCATTTTTCCGTACACATTTCCTCCCTTGAGCTTGGGCAAGCTGACCCCGGCCTTGCGGCACACATCCCGTTCCAGGATCTCCTGCCGGCTCCCGTCGAGCGTAACTCGACCGACATGATACCCGGCCGCCGCGAGGCTCTCCGAGATCTGGCCCTCGAGCGTTGTCTTCCCCGCACTCGGCCGGCCGGCCAGGATCGTGATACCCGTCTCGAGGCCGCACATTACCTCGTTCAGCTCATCCAGCGGCACCCGCAGACCCAGATCCAGATCGCCGGCCGTGGCTCGTGTCCACCTCTCCACGGATTTCTCGAGGACCTGGGTATTCGTTTCATCCTCCTTATCGGGCTCCGCGATATCGATGAATCGTTGCGGTATATCCCGCAGCAACTGCTCCCCGTTCTCCACCTCGTGCGCCTCGCACTCCGTCTTGCGGCAGATATCTATGATGTGACGTTGCACCCACCTCTGGCGCACTATGTCGAGGTAATGTTCACCATGCGAGGCTGTCGGCGTATCGTCTATCAGCCTGTTCAGGTATCCGATCCCACCCATCTCATCCAGTTGGTTTTTTGATTTCAGGTGTTCGCTCAGAGTGAGAACGTCAACCGGGCGCCACTTATCGTCATCCTGGAAGGACATCATGGCCTCGAAAATAATGCGGTGCGCCGGCAGATGGAACGCAGTGGCCGACATCCTGACCTGGTGAATCGCAATCGGCAGCAGCCGGTCGGCTTCCAGCAGAATCGATCCCAGGGCGCCCCTTTCAGCCTCCTCCGAAAAGGGAACCTGTCGTATTTCATTCACCATTTGTCAGTATCCTCTTCGTCGTGATTTTTCAGTTGGACATCCGGTGATCTGGCATGTCCATTTCGGAACAATGCCGGCATTGACAGATAAATGATACATCCCGTAATCCCATGTATACATCTCTCCTGCTTTCCAGTTCGACACCACGCTATTGCCTATCTGCACGAAATGACCCCAGTGCCAGTCTTCGAGGAAAAGCAAATAGCGTCTTATGTTTTTCCGATCTTCTTCTAATAGGTTTCCCTTCTTAAAGTTTGCCTCATATGTATCAAAATGCCACGGATTCGTCTGTCCTGGGTCTTGCCGGAAACACGCAATTGTCACATGATCAAGTCCAATAAAGGATTTGATTAAATCAAACTCATCCGGCAGACCGTCCCGCGAATCTGTCCATTGGGTGTATTGACTGTTGTGTTCGTTGTATCCGTGCCTGATGTGGTCCAGCTTCGCGGCCCCGATTGAACCGGGATCCAATTGTGATGGAATTAAAGTGCCATTCACAAAATCCTCCGGATACAGGTCAACACCAGTTTCGACATCCTTGTCTTCCAGTTTAGATTTTATATCTGCAAAATCCATTCCGACTATCCGGAATAGCTGAAGTTTCCCGACATACTGAACATCGGTCGTTGGCTCGGTCGGATCATAGTGCCAGTCTCCGGTAGATTTCTTGTACTCCAGTAGGCTTTCGTGGTCTTTATTCATATTCATCCCCCATATCGCTCATCAGTTTTGAAATGCATACCCTTCTCCATTCGGTTCCTCGATTATAACTTCCGAACTCCTTGTGTGTCTTGTCGGTTATCCCGAATGACACACAGTCGCTGGGTTCTATTTTAAGAGATTTGCATATATCCTCCTGGGACTGCCTGTATTTGTCGTTGGTGTAATCGGCATCGAATGATTGGCATAACTCGCGACCGACCCCGGGCGATATCTTGGACAACATCCCCATGCCCGTGAACAGATCCACCGGGTCGTCGTTGTGTGTTCTCTTGCAGCGCATCCCGATCCGCAGTCGCTCGGCGCCGTAAAACCCCTTACTCATGCTGAACGATATTCCCTGGATGCAGTCCCGGTCCAGGTGGAAGTCCAAACCTCTCGCCATTGAGTAATAGGCGCAGTCGATGAACACCGGGACACACTGCTCGTCACATGAATCCAGAACATCCTGCATATCGGGATGCTCGGCGCCGTAATCGCTGAAGGGCAACGAGATGACCACCGCATCACCACAGCTATATGAACTGCGTCTTCGTATGTCATCATCCTCGATATATGACCAGCCGGGATAGTTGTTTCTCCATGAGAGTTCGTGATAGATGAAATCTCCCCTGAAGCACCTCATTCTTCGTTCTCTGTTTTCCGCGTAAAAGAAGTCGAATGCCTGGGATGTGCCGTGAACAAATCCCAGTTTGTTGAATTTATCCAGGCCGTGAACCGTGTTCAGACGGCTCGTTTGCAACCAGGCATAATAGGTGTCAAGGAAATCGGATATGATTGTTTTGTTATACAACCAGCCCGAATGAATGTGTCCGCTGATGAAGTCAAAGACCTTCGCATCGGGGATCGGCCTGGATTTCCTGCCATCAAACACGGATCTCAATCTCCCTGAAATTGCACCGGCATATAGCCGCCGGTTTCTTTATTATTAGCCTTATTCACCTTCTCATCCTTGACATCGATCCAGTGGTCCTGGTTTAGAAACGTAGTCGGATGGGGTACGAATTGCCCATATTCCTTGGTCCACGCTTCTTGGATCTTCCACCATCTCAGCCCGGCAATGACATCCACCACCGACTCATCCAGACGCTTCTTCTTCCAGATCCTGAAGGCAGCCGCTTTTTTTACCTTCCTGTCACCACTCGGCCACTCATTCCAAAACAATGCGAATGCTTCTGAATAAACGTACTTGAGTTTTCCAACCGTATTACTTTTATCCTTCCCATTCTTCCCTCTTCCTTCTTGGTTAGGTGCCCCTCGGGTGCCCTCCGGGTGCCCTTCGGGTGCCCCTGGGGTGCCCTCTAGGGTGCCCTCATCACCTCGGGATATGTCGAAAATGCTTTTATCTATTATCTTAGCCACGGTTCCCAAGGGTGCCCTCCTGAGTGCCACAATTTCCCACTTTTCCAATTGGTTTTTTGCTGTTCTGTACTCTTTTTTCGTTAAACCCACCGAGGCGTAGTCCCCGATGAGCGCCTCACCCTGGACCAGGCCGATCTTGTTTGGCGTGTCTGCCGATTTCTGGCAGCGGATCGCGATCTGGGCGAGCAATGCGAACGCTTTGGGCTTTTGGAGTATCCGCTTTGTGTTGTCACTCTCCATAAACTTCACGAAATACTGCATATGATGTCCGATCAATCCGATAAATGGCTACAGGACGGGTTCTTGCTGTGTTGGATTCGCGATCAGGAACTTTTCTTCTTCGACTTGGCACGTTTCTTTGCGACAACCGTGGTTGAAACCGTTAGCTCGGTGAGCAGCTTTCCGGAATCGTTTTTAACGGTTGCGATCAGGTCTCCTGCGTCATTTCGACTAAAATGGATGACTTCTTGGGCCATATTCGTTCACCTCCTTCCGCATATCCCGAAATAGCCTCCCGGCCCCCAGTCATCGCGGCAGTGCATAAACCCAGGTTGTCACGGCGGAGGCATACATGAACTCTTCCGTGGGGATGCTCTGGTACACATCGCTCGTGGGGGTCGGGAAACTATAAATCAGGAATTATTGTCCGTCCTGTAGCCTTAAATTACCAATGTCCTCGCGATCTGGGTAGGCGCCGGGTCAATTCCCAGGCATACCCGCTGATATGGCGGCATGGCAACTCCATCCCGGCCACAAAATTCTCATTAGTCCGAACACGAACGTGAACTACGGATTCACCCGCAATCACCTCCGCGTAAAACTGGGCCTGGGTCGGCTTCATCGGGGTATCGAAGAATCGGCACAGCACCAGCGTCCTGTTTTTTGCTGCCGGCCGAACGCACTCCAGCAACTGATCGTGAGGTTGCCATGTAGCGGCCTCGGGATCCGGTTGGTCCAGTAGGGCATGTGCTGCCTCTGATGCTGTCCTGGAGGGAACCTGAGAGCGTTTAAGCAGACTGGAGAGACTGATGCCCCCGGGCATCGCTTTCTTCTTCGGCAGCTCGATCTTCAGGTGGCCCAGCAGCTCGAGTACGCCCGCCTCGGTGTATGCGAGGTGGTTGGACATCAGTGCGTAGTCGGCCATCAGGGTTAGTTCACGTTTCCGGACTGAGCTGATGTGGTCCCTGGCCAGACCCAGGACCTCCGAGATCCGCTCTTCACTGTACAGGAACTCTACGGGTTCAGTCATCGTCAACGGCCTTTAGCTGGAATTCTGTCCGGAGGTGTTGCAAACGTACCTGGCCGCCGGTTTGAGCGTCTTGACCCCCCCCGACCGCGAGACCTTCCAGCGACCCGAATCAACGATCCTCCGAGAGCCAAACGAGGCCCGAGACCGGACCCCGAATCGACACTCCTGATCCTGCGGAGACACATCAGGGCCCACATCAACAGGCCCGATCCCAAGCAAATACCGGCAGTGATCAGGTGATTCGACATCAGCTACGCACCTCCTGGCCGGCCACTGGATCCGGCTCGTCCTGGGCCCTGGCTGCATCGTCCTCGGTGATCAGCAGCTCGGTCACATCGATTGCCTTTTGTCCGGATTCCTCGCCGGATAAATCCATCGTCTCGGCATGCGTCCGCAGATCCTCAAGGTACGCGATCAACTCGCTATGTCCTGGGCCGGCATCGGTGGACTCGACACGCACCGTGGCGCCACCAGTGAGCAGTTCGCTTTTATCTACTAGGATGCCCAGTATGATCGCCAGATCCTTGGGAGCGATACGACTTGCCTTCCACTCAGCGAGCTCGGCCTCAGTCGGATTCTCGGGCAGCACATTGGACAGCCGGGCCAAGGCATCCGTGATTTCCTCCACGCACAACTGGGCCGCACCTCGCATGCTACCACCCAGCCTCTCTTTTAGTGTGCTTATAGCCGGCGCCTCGGCAGTGCGTACTGCCATCACCGTCCCGTGCGCCACCTGCAACCGGTCCTTGATGTAGCGAACCGAGTGGTTGTGCCCCAACATCATGGCGATCTGAGCGTACTTCACTGGGTCACGCACGGCCAGGCGTTCACCTGTATACTCTCCAGACTTCTGGATATTCCAGGCCAGTACACCATCATCGATATCCTCATCTGCGATCAGCGGGAGCTGCTGGGCTGTCAGGGCAGTCGAGGTCATGTCCCGACCTTCATTCGTTCTACATAGCGGTCCACATCGTTCCTCTTCATGCGGACGACTTTGGCCGACAGCTTGTAGGTGGGATAGAGGCCGATGCGTCCGCGACTCCGGCGCCCGGAACGCATGAGATTAAAAACAGTGGATCGCGACACACCCAGGTAGCTCGCAACATCCAGCGGTGACATCCAGTCAGACGTAGAGATCGTCGGCACAGTCCAGATCAGTACAAAGTCTGGTTTGATGCCGCAAGAATAAAAACGAAAAAAAAACACCGAAGGGGTTGACAGCATAAGCAGGTTATGTAATAAGAACCCCGAACTAAAAACAACGGAGGCATACAACATGACGCATACAGAGCAATACAAATTAGTCCCGGTGACGGACTCGCGCAACAAGCGCATCCCTAACCTGTTTAAGCGCAACGGGACGTACTACCTGCAAGCCACGATCAACGGCACACGGTATCTACGATCCGTTCCGCACGATACCCAGACCGAGGCTCGGTCCTGGGTGAAGGCATTCATCAGGACTGCGAAGGAAGCGCGTTCCGATGGTCTACAGGCCCTTGAGGACTCGAAGGCGAAGACGGCATACCCTACGCTAGGGCGCCTCTTCGACCTCTATATAGATGCCTCGGCAAAACGCCGGGCCACTGAGGATGGGCGGCCACTGGAATCCACCGTGAAGCGCAACATCGCTCAACTGCGTAATGTCGTCAGTCAGGCCACTGGCCTCGAGAACGGCAAGGTTGCCGAATTCTCGACAGAGAAGCTGACCGACGACCTGGTCGATGTCTACGTTCAGAAGGTCGTGGAGGAGGCCGGCGATAACCATCTGCTCCAGCAGAAGTACCGCAACACGGCCGCATCGACTCTTCGCCAGGCCAAAAGCGTGTTCGCCAAATGGGTGGTCCACTACTACTCGAAGGCCGGTGTGAAATTGCCGCCAGGCATCGATTCATTCCTGACGCATGGTCCGGTGATACGCCGCAAAAAGTACCAGTTGCCGCCGAAAGCACTGATCAACACCACCCTGGCCGAAGCGCAAAAGCTGAAAGAAACGCGCCCGGATCTGTACCTCATCTTCCTGCTCTGCTACCACACTGGTCTGCGAGCCGGCGAGGCTGCAGCGGCTCGGTGGGAGTGGCTCGAGGATGTGGGAGTGGACGGTAACACCCATCGTTGCATCTCGATTAAGGCGCGGGAGTATTGGAAGGGCGCAAAAAACCATGTGTCCCACAAACCCCCGCTGACGGATGCGATCTGGGATGAGTTTCAGGCGCTCAAGCCGGCCGAGGCCGGCGACCTGGACTTCATTCTGCCGCCCGACACACCGACCGGCCGCGCCAACCTGATCGGCCGCACCTTTTCATCCTGGCTCAACTCAATTGGATGGAGCGATTACGGCAAGTCGGCGCACGAGCTACGCAAACTGGCCGGCTCGATCTGGTACACCAAAGTGGACCTGAAGTGGGCCGCATCCTGGCTCGGAGATAACCTGCAGACGGTATACGATTACTATGCCGATCTGACCGAGCAGCATGCGCCAGTCGATCTGTCCAAGCTGGACTAAAAGGATAATCGGGCGCCGGGATTGTCTCCCGGTGCCCCCAACAGAACGGAGAAATGACATGGACTACAGACTGATCATAATAACGAATGAAAGCGGATCGGAGGAAATCGTAATTTTCCTGGATGTCGAAAATGAGGTGCCGTTCGTACATGCGGCCGACTTTTGCCGCCCACACCAAACGGTAGAATTCGACGGGAAGATCACGATAGAGGGTGAGCTGCCATCTGGCTTCCCGCTCAACCACAACTTGGTCAGGGAATAACCCCACAACAACACGGAGAACGAACATGTCAGCAATCGTAATCATAAATACAAGCCACGATCTGTTTGGAGACGATCCAGGCCCGGAGGTTGCGCGGATCCTGCGAGGTTTGGCCGACGAGATCGATAAGGGTGCCGAGACGGCCGATATCTTCCACCCTGACGGCCAGCAGGTAGGCCGGCTGGAGATCCTTCCGCACAATGACAAGACAGAGGTTGCGGCGGCCACGGACGAGGACCTCTTAGGTTTACCGGGCCACAATTGATCGGCCCTACAATGGGCCTGAGAGCCCCCAGGATCAACGCGAGGACGACGACCTGCCGGATACACTACCTTGGGGTGGTCGGGCCCTCACGAGGAACCTGAACAGGAGAACACGAAATGAGTAAATCACTGATCAATAAATCGAACGTCCGCAAATACGCATTGGACTATGCGGCCGTGAATCGGCCGGCAAACCGGTTCACACGGATCTCGGAGGATGTGTACCCGCATGTCGAGGCGGCGGTGATCCAAGCCCTGGAGCGCCTGGTCCGATCCCACCCATCGACGGGTCGCACGATCTCGGCTAAATGAGCAGGTAAATCGTGAGTATTTCCGTTTGATCAAAAAAGAATGGAGAATGATGTCTGCTGAACAGATAGAAATGCTACAGATTGGATTAGGCAGTATCTGCCTGATTATCGCATACCGGATAGGTGTGTGGCTGGAGAACGAGAACGAGAAACAGAAAAACAGGGAGGAATGATAATGCCACATTGGGCTCACCTATATCAGGTCAAAGAATATGCCGAACAGGCCGCCAGAAATACTGAAGAGTGGGGGGATGAGCCCCATGTCTTCGGATCCGCAAATGAACCGGACGACATTACACCACCATTCCCGTTCGACTACCTCGGACCATACACACCCAGTGGCTGGATCGAGATTGCGAACCGGAATATACACTTCGGTCCAGGGCAAGATACTGCGGACTCAAGCAGGTCAGGAGTCGGCTCGCTGAAGCAGCTCACGGCCCATATTCGCACATTGTGGGCCGAGCATCCGGACTGGGGCTATGGACTGATCCGGATTGATCTAGACCTTATTGTGGTCGGTGTGTACCGGCGCAAAGTCAAAGGTGAATAATCACATAACGCCGGCTGGCCGGCAGAAGGGAATCAATGAAGAAGAGACTAGCTAAGAAAATACTGACCAACCCTGGCAAATATTCATGGTACCAGACCCGAGAGGCCATCACGAAACTCCTGCGCCGCCGCAAGTGGGGTCATCGCGAGAAGGCCACTGCCCGGGGAATCCTGTACGATCTCGAGGTTGGCAACCTCCAGGATTTAGCGAGCGGGAAAGTGCGTCCAAGAAAATGGTCTGATTCTTCCTGGTGGAGCGTCTTGCGGGGAAGAAGTAGATGATCAATAATCGATTCTGCGTTGGAGTCATTCATAAAGACGACCTCTACGCTCACACGATAGGCCGAATGATGGAGCGTCAACACGCCGAGACCGATAACGAAGTCGAGGTGGCCGTTAAAGAAATCAAGGAACGTCACGGGGGAAGCGGTCATACCCTCCGGGTGCATGACTACCTGCTATTCGGTGGCGGCATCCGTGACGAGGTGCTTTGATGATGGGCAATGACAAGGTTGTATGCCCGTACTGCGGCGAGAAAATAGGATACAAAGTGATGGCAAAACAGCTCGGCCAAATTACCGGGCGGCTCGGCGGCCAGGCATCGAAGCGCACGATCACACCCGAACAACAGGCCAAGATGCAAGCTGCCAGAAAGTGGCGAGCCGAGAATCGGGAGATAATCGAGGAGCGCCAGAGAGAGCACTGGCGCAAGGCAAAGGAGAGAGGAATCATATGACTGAATTCAGTGAAATTAAACCCGATGGATCAGTGAAGCATATCAGGTCGCTCAAGCAGTCAAGCATGCTCAAGTGCCCCCACTGCATCATGGTTCCGGAGCATTACCGCACCGACGAGAGTTGTCGATGTGACGACCCAGAGCACACAGAGATGTCGGAGTGGGGATATGCCTGGGATGGTAGCCGCTGGATTTCTGACGATGACTGAGACTCCCGGTGAAGCAAAGAAGAGGAGGCGGAAGGCAGCGAATAGAAAGTACCGAGCCAAGAATCGGGAGAAAAGCCTGGAGTACGAGAGAAAGTACCGAGCCGAGAATCGGGAGGCTGATGGCGGATTTAAAGAGCGGGAGAGACAGAGAAAGTACCGAGCCGAGAATCGGGAGAAATTGCTGGATTCGAAACGCAAGCACTACGCCGCGAATCGGGAGGAAGTGCTGGAGAAACAGAGAAAGTACCGAGCCGAGAATCGGGAGAAAGTGCGGGCTCGCGTCCGCAAGTGGCGAGCCGCGAATCCGGAGAAAACGCGGGCGGGCGAGCGCAGGTACCGCGCCGGGCATCGGGAGAAATTGCGGGAGGTTGCGCGCAAGTACCGCGCCGCGCATCCGGAGGTTGCAGAAAGGAAAAAATTAAAGTGGATGGCAGACCGGCGAGATGTGACTGATTCCTATATTCGCATATTAATTTCGAACAATGCTGACCATCGGTTCCCCGCGTCAGCAATTCCGGATGAGTTGATACAATTAAAAAGAGCGCATGTGCTGCTCCAGCGTAAGTTAGATCCCAAGGGTCAGTTTCGTGAGCAAAACAGCAACACAAAACAAAACAACAAGGAGAGAGAGTAATGCCGAACGAAAGAGTAAAATCCCTAAGCGAACTGCGAGACAAGGTTTTGGACAGCCTCGTCAAAGTCGAAACGGACACGCGATACTGTGCACAGGCGCACGAGATTGGAAACCTGGCCGGCAAGGTGGTCCAGATGTGCGTTCTGCATCTGAAGAGGTCAGAAATGAACAAGGAGAAGTCGGACGGGACCTGGGACGAATTCATTAGTGGCAACTCGGGCCAGAAGGCACTGCCACCAGCGAAGAAGGGATCGTAATGACAATACCTAATATCACCACCCTGGAACTCGCGAGCCTGGAGGAGTGTCAGTCCCCTGCAGCCTGGAGGGCGGCAGCCGACAAGATCAAGGTCGCCCGAGGTGGGGAGTATCCACCAGACTGGTGGTCGAGGGTGAAGGAGAGTGGGCTGATGGACCGGGTGGTAGCCAGGTGGGACGGAGACTCGAACCTTAAAACCCAGGTACTATTCCCGCAAGCATTATACGGGAGAGGGCATGACATATGGCGATGAATTTGATGTATGATTTGATGTAACCCAGTGTGATACGAGCTGTACTCATCTGTACTCATCTGGATCTATTATCGGGGTATCTGTTGATTAAACGTGGGGAATCGTTGGAAAACCTAACGGAACGTCTGATTTGTAATCACGGCCCTACTGACTCTTAATCAGACTGTAGGTCAATGATTACGCAGTAAAAGCGGGGTGGCCCGAATAGCTGATGTGCAGTTTGATGTGTGATGTGATGCAGAGATGCATCAGAGGGCGCCGGCCGGTATTCGGGGTCGGTTCGTGCTTTCCCTGTTGGCCGCCTCGAGCGCCTTGCGAATAACAGAGGGGACACGTTCGTCCTGCCGCTCGGCCTCCTGGTGGAATCTCTCCAGAAAGTCCTTGCTCCGCGTTTGTTTGCCAATCACCACTTCCTTCAGGAACTGCAGCTTCCCCTTCTTAAACCCAGCATCCCACATCTCCGATAATTTCTGTGCCTTCTGCCCTGGAGTAAACCTCTCGTATTTATATTGATTATAATCGTTGAAATACTCGCGCCGGGCATCTCCGATCAACTCTTGGAGTCGTTCGTATTCCTTGGGCTCAAGCGGAACCTTGGTGCCTTCGAGGACCTGGGCGCGGGACGGTATAGTCGGGATAGCCTCAGCCCGATGCCCGCTTTCCTCGTACACCTTTCCGATCTCCTGCCAGAGCGGATCATCCTTGATCCACCCAGGCTTGTCGGCTCTGAAGAGATGATACATCCAGGGTGAAATGCCATCGGGAGTCCGCTCAATTTTTTGGCCCAGCCCATCCCGCTTGAACGGGAATGCGGCATGCCAATCGATGAATACGTTCTTCTCGCGGAACGCATTCTTGATCGCATGCCACTCCTCGTTCGACTTCATGTCCGGAATGAAAACCTGCCGGGATCTGTTAATCTCGGCCAGGACCCCGGGCATCGCAATAGCGCCTATCACCCTGAAATAGTCCTTGCTCACCATCTCGTAGTCGCCGGTTATCATCGCTTCGAGGACATTGTAGCCCCCTTTGAGCATGGTCATATCCATCATCGTGCTCCCCAATTCCGGAAGCATCTCGACCACAGAGTTCATCTCAGATTCAAGAACCGACCTATCCCTGGCTCCGATCAGACCTGCATCGATATCCTTTTGCTCCTGACGCGCACTGTTGGCCTTGATCACTGCCGCAATGCCCAGGACACCGAATAAAAATGCGTTGCGCCAGACATCACCTTCCTCGATCAATTCGCCGGTCGCATCGTACTTTGCTGTCCTGGGTGTGGGATCACCACCGGTCATAGCCCGCCACAGGCCAGAGGTATTGATCGAGGTCGGGCGCCCATTCGCATAATCCAGGGATCTCAGTTTATCGTCGTCGTCTGGGGTGCCGGTTGCAAGCCCCATTTCAACGAGAGTTGCAGCTATCCCGTTGATAAACATCCCGAACACGGCAGTCGATAGCATGGTCATCCCCTTGCGATATTCATCGGCCTGTAGCCGGCGATGATTCTCGGTCGCATACCGGTTCGATGTATCACGAGCGGCCTTGGCATATTTGCTGGCCTGGGACATATGGTAGAACGCCCTCGCGCCGGCCAGGGGTGGGTACAATACAGTCAGGGCATGTGATGCGACATTCACGGGAGTGGTCTTGAACGGTACAAATGGAGAGACGAACAGCGCATCAATCCAATCCCCAACCACCGTCTTGCGGGGAGCATTGAAGAGACCCATGACCCCTTGCAAAACCAAGCCCTGCTTTTGATAGACAGCCTCGAGCGACCGGTCAAGGGCGATGCGCCGGGTGGCCGGATCCGGATTCCGCATAAACACTTTGCGCTCGTTTCCCTTGAGTTTCCGAAGACTGGCCTCCTGGCCCACCACATCCTGATAGACAGAGTCTCTGAACGGATGGTCGCCCAGGCCCAGCAATCGGAACTGGGTTTCCGCCGGGATCGCAATGGTTGCTTCTACCATCAGCTTGAACCAGTCGTCCATGGACACCCGGCCGCTCGGCAGTGTCGGCACCAAGCCCTTGCGCTTTGATTTCTTCCTGAATATATCAGCCCCAGACGAGAGCAGCTTGACGAATGCCCTTAACGGATGAAATCCACGCACCATAAGCTCACCGTGAATCCCCGTACCCGGCTCGGCGCCGGTCACCAGTTCCCGGCCACCTCGTTTCAGGCCCTTACTCGCGCCCTCTAGCCGGTCACTTGGAGTCTTGAACGCAATAGATCGTGGGCGCCGGGCTATCAGGGCGATCAACGCATCGGCCATGACGGCTGCGTTGTGAGCCATATCATCCACGAACATTCGGATCGTGTTGGATGAAATATTGATCCCGTGCGAGCGGAACACGATCAGGTTGCCCTGCTGCAGTTGCCGTATCATGTCAGGCATCGACCTGGGGGGCAGTGCGTCTGCCACTCCAAAACTAAATGCCCTGAGAGCCTTATCAGCTTCATGCTGGGCTATATCGAAGGCTACAATATCCTCGTCCGACAAGGTCTTGGCCATCCTGTCCTCGGCCACCTCGAGCGCCTTGCGGGCCGCCACATCTGCATCGGCCAGGGCTTGGATCTTCTCACGGGACGCTTCAGACAGCACCTTGCCGCGTGACTCCACACTCTTGGCTATCACGGCAACGATTGTTGCGGGATTCTTGGCCCGGCTCTCCGCAAACTGACGGACCAATTGCGCGGCTTGCATGCCGAGCGCATCCATCTCGTCCATGACCGCACTGAAGTCCTCCTTCAAAAGGGCAACTTCTTCAGGGGCGGTAGCGGGATCATCAATTCGGGTGCGGATCCGGTCCAGCAGCTCGAGTCCGTCGAGCACGGCAAAATTATCCTCCGACTCTATGACCAGGCCGGTGACTGCATCACGAGTCCTGGCGCGTAAGCCGGCCAGCAACCCCTCGTCGGACATGGTCTCTTGGATTTCCCGGCGCTCACGGTACGTTTGCGGCCGGTAATATGCACCAGGCCGGCCCTGGAGATCTTCGCGTTCTGCGCGGTTGATGCCCACCGGATTGGGCTGATCAGGATCAACCGGTTCGCCGGCCGCACGTTGCGTGAACCGGTGCCTCTCGAGCTGGGCTCGGGCATTCTCGGCTCGGGCCTTGGCTCGGGTGGCGGGAGCTAGGGGCTCTGCGGTGGCCGCATCTGGTCGGCCAGGAACTCCTTCGCCTCCTTCGATGGCGCCGAGGGCGGCCCTTTCCTTGGAAGCGTCCCCGCCCAGTACTGGCGTTTCTTCTTGAACATTGCGTCCAACAGCGCCGGGTTGGTCGGCCGCTTCGGCCCTAATTTGGGCGCGGCCGGATCTAACACGGTTGCGCCTTCCCAGTTCTTCCTCCACTCTTGCCGTTCCTGTTCCGTATATCTGCGCTGTTTTGCCATATTCTGCCCTTTCGTAAACAATTGTACTAACCCATCTATGAAATGCAACCCCTACATTACCATGTCCCCGTATCTGTTCAACTGCCCTTTCTGCGTTTTCTGACCACTGCTGCGATCTATCACGGAAGTCCTCAATGTCCCCTAAATCCAAATCGGAATCATAATCAGGAATATACTGAAAACGTAGGCCCAGGACCTTCCCC